GCTCTATTAGTGTTAATATTACTGTAAGAACATTTAATATCTAATAAGTATATTTGTTTTCTCATTCTAAATCTTTTCTAGTTGTCCATTCTTGTTCTGGAGTGTATCTATTTTGTTGTGTCCATAAACTATGTGTTTGACTAACGCCATCTAAAGGACAACTCATTTGGTGATCTAAATATCTACCAGATCTCCTATCATATTTTAAAGACTCTTCTCCTGGAACACCCACAAGCTTCTGAAACTTAACCTTTTGTACACTAAAAGCTACTGAAGTATTGTTTATGTCCATAGCATCATCTCTATGTATACATATAACATTGTCCGCTTTATTAAACCAGTTCTGACTACCACTTATATCATACGCTGTAGGCTTTTTATATCCGCCAGAGTCATCTCTATCCATTTTTCTTGGATGTGCTATAATAATAAACTTAAGATCGTTTACCTGTTCAAATCTTCTTATCTGAGTCAAGCACTCTCCTATATATGTTGTTTCATCTTTACCAGCAAACTTATGATCAAGTTGATTAAACGGATCCAGTAAGCAACCTTTTATACCGTGTCTTAATACTAAATGTTTAAACTTAGATAGTATATTGTCTAGACTAAAATCGTCTTCAGGATATATAGCAAAGAAATGATCATTTAAAAACTCTATAGCTTTCTCGTATTCATATATACTCATTCTATCATTTACGTCTACATCAGATGTATTTCCTATATACATTTCAGCCAGAGTGTCGAACAGGTCTCCCACAGGATAGTTTTCTGGAGAAAATATTCCCCATTTCCATCCGTATAAAACAGAGGCATTTAACATTATTTGCATAGCCATCATTGTTTTACCTGAGCCTGGGATCCCTGTCCACACATCTAACTCTGAAGTTCTGAGGGTATAGTGATTATCTAATACTTGATATCCTGTAGTTAACCCCTTCTTTTTACCATTATTGAATACATCTATCATGTAGTCTTGCTCAGATTTAACGGTAAAAATTCCATCTACTGGATATGGTTCAGCATCTTTCAATATTTTTTCTAAAGCTAATACACCTTGATCTACAAGCATTTGATTGGCATCTTTCACTTCGTCTGGAAATTTAACAATGTAACACCTTTCCCTACCTATTCTTCTACTAAGTTCTTCTAGCAAAACTCTTCCGTTTGCATCATTATCAGAACATATATATATCTTTTCTACACTTTCAAAGTATTCCCAGCAGTTGTCTAGATAAGAAAATTTGTTGTCATAATTTTTAGTGCCAGGGTTTGGTGCACCGTCAGGTACTGACACGCAATTATCTATACCTATTTCATTTAAGGATAGCTTATCCATTTCCCCTTCTACTATATATACATCCTTGTGTTCCTTTATATCATCTAGACCGTAAAATATCTTCTCAGCGTCTTTATGTTGTTTAAAGTTTTTCTCCCCATCCCTATACTTTATGTTCACTAGTTCTCCATCTCTAAAGTAATTAAAGCATATTACGTTTCTATTTGAAGACACTTGTGGCATATATTCCTTCTTTTGTGTTATTTTATTCTTAACTAAAACCTTTTGAGATATACCTCTTGATCTAAACCATTCTACCATCTCGTCTGACAAACCAGTAGAGTTGTGCATTTCAGGTCTAGAATATTCTATATCCTTTTGTTTTTCGTATGTTTTATATTGATTAATAATTCCACTATCTCCGCAGTGATGACACAAATATGCTCCAGTCTCTCCATTTATAGCTAGACATTTTTCGTTGGACTTCTTACGATCTTCAGAACAATTATAACATATATGTCTTACCTCTCCTTGTGTTTTATTAATACGTATTCTATCATTATTTAGGCTCATTTAAATAAATCGTTTACATTAAATTCTTGTTTCTTTTTCTCTTCTATTTTCACTTTTTCATCCTTCCAATATTCTCCATTTAACCAAGTGAGTGGGTGTTTTCTGAATTTTGGATCAGGAGTTTCTTTCACGTATGTAGGTACAGCATCTATTATGGTCTGCATTGTGGCTAACCCATACTTAAGAAACTTATCCTGACACTTCTGCATACCAGTCTTTTTGTTATACAGATTCCAAAATGCTTTAAACATAGCTAACTTTACTTCTCTGTCCTCTTTTGTTTTTGTAACTGATGATAGTGGTGTAACTATATCCTTACTTTTAAAATGACTATTTAGGTTTTGAAATATTTGGCTACATTCTTCTTCTGTATCATATATAATATCTAAAGGTTTATCTTGATTCTTTCTTATTATATAAAGTATTCTTCCTTCACAAGAAAATCCTGCGATTGAATTGCTGTCAATAGATGTGTGTTCGGATATTTTTAGATACATAGTTTTTGGTTTTTATACAGAGAGGAGCATACCCCTATACTCCCCTCCATAAGTGTTAAGTTAAAACGGTAAAGCTTCCTCTTTCTTCTCTTTCGATTCAGACTGAGGCTCTGGCTTAAACGTATTTATCTTAACATAATGAGTCTTACCATAATCATTAGCACCATCTCTGTTAGCACCAATAGTAAGGTTAACATATTTCTTGCCATTATACTCGTACACATGATCCTTTAGTTTTGCTAGATCCAGTGAAAAGTTGACAAGAGACCTTCCTTCGTCGAAGACCTTTTCCGTACCGCTTCCGCAGTAAATGTTTTCATTGTTCATAAATAAAATAATTTAGTTAGTTAATTAATTAATAAACTTCTCTAAAGCTTCCATCCTGCTTTCTATACTTAGAATTTTGTAATGAAAAGACTTTAAAGTTCCTTCGGTATTTCCGAAGTCAACACCAGTTTCGTGGGGATCTTCTATTTTAAGATTATCCACAATTATTTGGTATTTTTCTGCATATCCCATATCAAATTTAAGATCAACATCATGCATTTCTATAGCATGCATAACTGAAGTATGGTTTTTATACCCTACTCTTCCAGCTATTTCTTCTAATCTATAATCTAATTTGGTGTACATCATGTAGCATAATACATTTCTAGCTTGCACAAACATTCTTTTTCTTCCTCCTGAAGCCATCATCTGGTTAGGTGTGACGTTAAATGTTTCGCTGATAAGAAGCAATGTATTACTAAATGATTTATCTCTAAAACTATTCTTTAATGTTAAATAGTTCTCTAAAAGTTTGCTCATAATTTTTTGATTTTAAATGTTTGGTTAATATTTTTCCGCTTTTAACAGAAAATAAGTCTGGTTCTTTTAAGTATTTTCTAACTGTAGGCACTGACAGTCCAGTTATTTTTGCTACAGTATTTTTAGTTACTTTGTGTTCTTTCAGTATTTTTAATAATTTACTCATAGTTTTAAATTTTATAATGTTCCTGTATATACATGTTCGTATGGATCAAAAAGGTTTTCAATGAAGTATAAGCTATACATGTCCAATAGTCTTTTGTATTTCATTCTTCCCTCATCTATAAATTCTTCACTGCAATTATATATAGCCATATTATATGGAGCCGACTTTTCTATAACTATAAACCAAAACTGGTCCACACCAAAGCCATCTAAATAAAAGGACGCTTGTCTGTCATATCCGTATTTATAAGCTGACTTTCTGAATCCATCAGGGCTAGAGTCTTGAGTTGTTTTTATATCCACAAGAATATTCCTCTTTTTATTCCAATAGTCAGCCTTCCCTTTACAAGCTATTTTAGTGTCTGGATCATTCCAAACATTAACTTGTTCAGCAACACCACCAGACAATAATTCCATAGCCTCAACAGAAGATGTCAACTTCTTTCTCATACCAGACAAAGAATCATCCTCATCATTAGATAATATTGTCATACCCTCATGTAAGGTTAGAAACTTTTGGTACTCCTCTTTACCAGCTTTAGTTCTCTTGTTTACATCTGGCTCTACCACAACTTCTTTTTTGTATTTATCATGCTCAAGCATACACATATGAAACGCTTTACCAAAATTAAGTGCCTTGGTAATAGGTCGATCACTGGGGTTATCCCTATAGTGCTGGTATGTTGCTGGGCTACGTTTAATTAATCCTAATTGTGAGTTAGTTACAAAAGAATAGTCACTGTAGTAAACCTCATCAGAGGCAAACTTTTTTATTATTTCATCCATAATTATTATGCTGTTTCGTTAATAGCTTTAGTTACTGCATCTTTCTGAGCCTTAGTCATATCATATTTACCCATATGCTCAGTAACAAGATCCTTATTGCCGTCTTTGATAGACTTCATCATAGCTTGATAGATCTCTATAGTCATCTTCTTTTTAGTGACTCCTTTTGGTGTTGGTTTATTATCTTTAGATATAGCCATTTGTAATTCTTGTGCTGAAGCCACAGACTCATCAATGCCTATACCAAAATTAGCTAATGCTCTACCCCATGATGATGTTTCACAGTTCTCTACATAGCTGGTTTTATTAATATAGTTGGCACCTTTCTCTTCATGTGCATGACCACTAGCCAACACTTTACCATTTTCATTTATTATATCTGATTTTACCACTACCATTTCTGAATCAATATGAGTTATCTCAGACACTAATGAATAGTTAGGGTAGTTTGATCTAAAGTATTTAAGTCTTTCGTTGACTTCTACATACTTCTTTCCTTTGATATTTATTGTTTTTAGTTTCGTCATTTTAATTTAATTTAATTTATTTTATTGCAATATAGCAAATTATTTTCATTGTACACACTATTTGTGAAAGTTTATTTTATTTAATATGAATATTAGTATGGTCATTATAGTTCCTACAATCCCACTTATAATGGATATAGATCCTATAACTACCCATAGTATTACATATGATAACCAAGGTAGTATTGATAAAATAAGCCAAAAGTTCCATTTAATATCTTCCATTTATACTAATTTTTTTATTAACATATTAAATTCTTTAACAGCAGAATCTATATCGTAAACTTTGTTGTGTTTTCTATCGTATGTATACTTCACACCCACTTGAAATGTGTCTTCGTATATGTGATTTGTTTTATCTGTCATAATTTTATTTCTTTAATTTAGGTGCTTGTTTAAATTCATTCAGCTTTAATTCTCTATATTTTCTCGCAACATCTTCCATATTGTCTAATTCAGTATTGCTATACACACCTAACATATTGTTAGTTAGTGTTTCATATTCATCATATGTATCATTGTAAAAATCTTGTGCCTCATCTGTGAACCTCATAACACCCTCGTCCTCTATCCATGTTTCAGCACCATAATTCATCTCTGTTATTTGTGTTGCCAACTCATCTATGTACTCCATAAATGTTGAATTTTCTATATATATTTTACTCATAATTTTAGTTTTAATTGTTATACACTTTCCTCTGCGTTGTCAGAGTATTCACATGCTTCATTATATATGTTTGGATCTACTTGATTGACATAGTCAACAAAGTGATTAAACCAAGCTAATTGCTTACCCAACAATGTGTTTGTTGAAGATTTTATTGTTAATTCATTCTCGTTTGGTTGAGAGTTTGCATAATCTAAATCGTTTCTGTTTTCTTCTAAATCTCTTGCGTTAAGTCGCCACTTTTCTGTATATCCCATAATTTTATTTATTAAAATTTATTATTACTATCGGGTACATAACCTTGATTAATTGTTTCAATTACTTCAATCATCTCGTCTTTCTGTTTGCCACCACTATCTATTACAAGGTTAATTAACCATTCTAATTCATCGTGAGGATCGTTGCAATCTTCTTGATACCACCTTATATAGTTTCTTATTTGACTTCCTAAATCTGTTGTTATTTTCTTTTCCATAATTTTATTTGTTTTTATTATAATACCAATTCTTTTTATTTAAGTTGTTACCAGCAACCCGATCTCCATTTGAGTCTAGTATAACCTCATCTCCCTCGTAATCAAATACATCATAAGGGTTTTTGTGTGGGTTGTTTATGTAGTAGTGAATCTTGTCCACTATATCTTGATATGCAGTTTTTTTCTTATCCATAATTTTAGTTTTAAGTTATTAATCTTCTTTTTCCTTGAGTCCTAATGCTTCACCAATATCTTGTATAGCCATCCATATTTGTCCAGCAGTTCCATCATTATCTAATGCTTTATCTAACACATCTAATGCTTCATCATCTGTGCAGTCAAAGTATGTTCGTACATCATCTGCTTGATATAGGTTTCCTACATAATATCCATGCTTTGATAGTATTTCTTTTGCTTTCTCAATCTCGTTGTGTCTACGAGTGAATTTCATATCGTTTTCGTATTCTTTGTATTCCATAATTTTAGTTTTAATTAGTTTTAGTTAATGCAATATAGTAAATAATTTTCACTTATGCAAGTTAGTCGTTGAAGAATGCTCTGCTACAAGAGGCAGAACAAAAGTCATAGTTAGTATCTTCTCCACAGAATTTACATGGAGTCTGATCTACTTGATCTTGGTATGGCTCTCTATCGTAATCGTTCATAATTTTATTTTTTTCTAGTTAATATATCTATTACAAAATCTATCTCATCTCTTTCATCTGATCCGATCCGATCCGACCAACCTAACATAGACCTTAATGATTCTATTGCAATCTCTTTGTTTACTTGTTCTACTTTCTTTTCCATAATTTTATTTTTTTTTATTAATACTTGACATTGTCATTTTTTTCTTGTAACTTCCGACCATTATTAGTAGATAATTATGTTAGTTATATAATTTTTATATAAAAATATATATATCTCTTATCTTCTACTTCTACTCCTACTTCTTTAATGTTAGTAGCTATTTGTATCAAAGGATACCTATATCTTCTAGTTTCCCTTCATTAAAGTCCCCATTAGATAGCAGGTATTCACTTTCAATTAAACTTTGTGCAGTTCTTCCGTAATGTCCTTGTAAAGTCCAAGCCATTCCATTTTTAATAAGTTCACTAAATAATTTAAGTGTATCTAGATCAGATAGGTTTCCCATTTCGTAATCCATTATATAATCTATTGTCTGTTTTTTCTTAGGCATAATTCTAGTTTTTTAGTTGATGATAGTGGCGTTAGTTGAAGATTAAGAGGGAGAAATATCTCCCCCCAAATCAAACTAAACACTACACTCCCTC